TAATCAAGTACACCAGCCATTGCAAGAGCAGATGCAACGTCAGATGAACAGATTAACATGTTACCTTTACCACGGCGAGTAGCTTTTGCGATTGCATTAGACTCACGTTCGATTTGGAAAAGAAGTCCTTTAAACTTCTCAACAGACCAACGTCCATCGGCATCTGCATCTAAGTCAAAAATACCTGTGGTTGTTTGGTTCTGAGCACCAAGTACAGCAGAAGCATACACTGTGCGAATAACCTCGCGGTTAATCTCAGTCATGATTTCTGTTGACAAGATGTTTGATAGTTCGGACTCTGCGTCAAGACCGTGTACTGCTTTTAAGTCTTGTGCAAGTTCCATTGTGTATTCTGCTTTGAGGGCACGTGACTTTGCGGTCACTGTGATTCTCTCAATTGAGAATGCCATTTGGTTGAAATGTCCACCAGTACCCATTGGGTTTGATGCACCTGAACCTAATGTTTCAAGATTGGCAGTTGAACCACCGGCACCTGATGCAAAAGTTCCACCAGTTTCATCAAGAGCACCAGCAGCAATAACTGCACCCGCGAACGGATCGGTGTCTGCATGTGAACCTGTTGCAGAATGGGCGGTATCAGCTTCATTAAAAAATGATTCTGTACCTGTTTGGGTGTCATAACGTGAACGCATCGCAAAGATAAGTCCAGTTGGTCCTGACATTGGTTGTACGCCAAGTACATCATACGCCATTAAGTTAGGCATTGCACGGCGTACTAGCGAGATAAGAACTGGGTCCATACCTGCTATATTGCCTTCTCCCGCTGTTGGTGACATTCCTGCACCGACAACATTAACCTCGTTCAGCATGGCATGCTCTTCACGTGCCGCTTTCTCTTGGTTTTCAAGGAGCATAGCAGTTACCGCTTTTTTGTAAGAGTCCTTGATCTCTGGAAGATCTGGGTGCTCAATCACTGGCTTCCACTTCTCCTGTAATTGATCTGACAAATGCATTTCTGTATACATCATAGTCTCCTTTTAAGTTTACTTTCTGATTTAATTTAAGTTAGATTAACTTCAATATTTATTTATAATATTTTATTTTTTAGCAAATCGTGACAATGTGTTTGCATAGAAATCCATCGCACTAGTTACAGTTTGTTTGGAAGCTTCCTCTTGAATAACAACAGGAGAATCTTCTACCGCAGTTTCAGTTTCACTTTCATCAAGAATTTCACTTGCAACTTCTGCACCATCTTGTGGGAAATAGTTTTCCCTAATGATGTTTAGTTTGTCAGTGTAATCCTCTGTAGAAACAAACTCTACACCTTCACTCAACGAACGAACTTTTTCCTTTTGGGTTAAAGTTAATTCTTCAGTTACTGAATTTAGTGCAATCTCTTTCGCAGATTCTTCGAGTCTACGAGAAAGTCTTACATTTTTTTCAATTTCTTCATTAAGTTTAGATTGTGTTTCATCCAAATTCTTTACTGACTCAGCATAAAGGTCAACCTTTTCCTCTGGAATGTCAATATAGTTTTCGGTGAATACTGTTTTAAGACCTTTAATGAAACCTTCCATAATTTCAAGTCTTAAACCGTTCTCAACGGCTAGTTTATTTTCTTCTAACCATTCTTTAGCAACATAAGTCAAGTACTCATCAACTTTTTCTGAAATTTCTGTACGAATTTCAACAAGGTTTTCTTCAAGTGTTTCCGCATATTGTACTTCCATGCGGTCTACTTCCTCATTGATTTTGTCAAGAACTGCGGCTTCAAAAATCGTTTGAGCCTTATCTTTGAAGTCTTCTGTTAAATCTTGACCAGAAAGCATTGCATCGATGTGTTCTTTTACATCAATATCTTCCTTTGCCACTTTCTTACCTTTTTTCCAGCCTTCTTTTTTGGGTGGGAATGGTTTTTCATCCTCATCCTCATCGTCTTCCTCGTCATCGGCGTCATCATCATCTTCATCATCATCTGATTCAGATTTTGCTTTTGCCTCTTCGAGATCGTCTTCGGCTAGAACTTCTTCAGTTGTAACACTGTCAGTTTCTGTGATTTCTTCAACTGTCTCTTCGACCACATCAGTGGTAGTTTCTTCAGCGACAGTTTCTTCAACAACAGATTCTTTTTCTTGAATTTCTAAATCTTTATCTGCCATTTTTGGTCTCCTATAAGGTTACTTATTTTTACCTGTAATCTGGTATAATCATATTTATTTATAATATTATAAACTTGACAAGAAATTTTTAAATAAATTAATCTTAACTTCTTCAAGTTGTTTACTTTTCGCTTCTTTCAATTCCCTCGCATAGGAGTCGATAGCAGCTTCACGTATAATGCCATTATCCCAAATCCATTCTTTATTTTCCATAATACCATTTACAAAGGCATCTGGCGCAGATGGATCTGCAACGATATCAGCTGCAGTAGCAAGATAAAAATCACCCTGTACCACACTTGCATCACCTGTTTTTTTCACTGTACCCATTCCGCGAGATGATACACCAAGTTGTGCCCCTTCACTAATAAGGTTTTTAACAATCGCACCATATGGTGTCTCAGTCATAATTTTTGCCTTACCGATAAAATTATCACCTTCTAGTTTGAGATCCTTAATCATATGGGATACTCTTTCTAGGTTGATTGTTGGTCCGTCTGGATGTCCTAACTCCCCAAACGCTCGGTTCTTGTTAATATAACTTTCTGTATATCTTTTTACTTCTTGTTGTAAAACTTCTGTTGGATATACTCTATTATTTCTATTTTTAACATTGGATTGTAAAAACACGCCTTCAATGTAAAGGCCTTTTCCATTTTTTTCTTCTACAATGTTAATATCTTCTACGATTTCGGTAATGAGTTTCATAGTCCTGTCCTCTTTACATTAGATCGTGCTCTTTTTGTATTTGCAATAGATACTTTACCGGCACGTTTTCTTGCTGATTTTTTATTTCTGATACTCATCTTAACTGCGTCACCGGCACCAATTTTAACTTCACGTTTATCTTTTACCGTATATCCGGCCCTGTCAGAGACATATTTAATTTTTCGCTTGCCGTTACGAATTACAACCTTGCGTTTGATTGCTTCGTCTAAGTCGTTTTCTAAATAATCTCCAAAAGATAACATATTACTCTTCCGTTTCTAAAGTTTCTGGTTCAACATCTTGAAAAATCGATGCAGCAAAAATTCTTTTATGATCTTCAATTTCAGCTGCAATCTTTTGATTTAACATTGATGTAATATCATCCTTAGCATGTGACACGTTGCCTAATACAATGTTATCGACGATATCTGTATTAGTATTATTTATATTTTCTTCCTGTTCACTCATAATTCACTCCTTAAAATTCGAATTGACTCTGAGAACCCTCTTGTTCTCCACCGTCATCATTATCATCCCCATCAGTTTCTTGTGGTTCAGGTTCGGCAGTCTCAGCCTCTTTCTTTAATTGTTTTTCCATATCATTGATTTCTTCATCATTCATTTTTAGTATGTTTCGTTTAACCCATTCTTCTGAATAGTATTTACCAATCATACCTTCCATTTCACCAATCAATGTAATTTTATCTCTTAACATTTCAGTATTTTTAACATCTGTGTAATAAGAATCTTGAGTGTAGTCTAAGATTAAATCTTCACTCATATTTTCCCATTCATCAGGCGTTATAACACCTTTTAGAATAAGTTGTTTTTTCATTAAATCTAAAAATAAATTACTGAATGTATTTCTCAATCTTACAATAAATCTATTAAATTTATATTCATCTCTAGATATTTCTGTTGCTCTACCAAGTTGAATACTATTTTCTGGTTCAAGTCTTGATATAGGCACATTGAGTGACTTGTACAACTTCTTTTGGAAATATATTACATCATCCATCTCTCCAAGATTAGACCCGCCAGGCAAGGTCTCAATCTCTGTGCCGCGTCCACCTTCTCTACGTGGAAACCAAAAGTCTTCCAACATAGATAGATGTTTTCTATCATCTCTTACTTCACCAGTATTACCGTCATAAACGATTTTATTTTTATACTTAGTCATAATATCGGAGAGATATTGTTCAGCTTTTTGTTTTGGTAAGTTACCTACATCAATATAAAATACTCTACGTTCTGGAGCTCTTGTCCAACGATATATAACGACTGAATCTTCTACAAGTCGTAATTGATTTAGGGGTTTGATTACTTTATGTAAATGTCCAATAGAATGTTGTCTTTTTGCATCTTTTAATCCTGATGAAACATAACAGATTGAATCTACTGTAATTGGAATACCAGATGCTTGATCTCCAGAAATAACACCTTTATCATTAAAGATATAGTATTCTTTCACACCAGATACTAACGGAACTTCTGTACCACCTACAGATTTTTCTTTCTTTTCAACCTCACGAATTTTTTTAATTTTTCGTGGGTCTACTCTGCGTAATTCTTTAATACCTTCTTTTGGTTTACTGTTATCTATAATAATGTGGTAAAATAACCTACCATCAACATACCAACTCTTATAGATATCATAACCATTTTCTTTAAATTTAAGAAGTCTTAAAATATTTTTGAATTCTTCTTCAATCTTTTTCTTTACTGTTGCAGTAACATCTAGATTTTTTGTATCAATTTTAATTGGATAATCGTCTGAATCGTTTACGATAGACTCTGCCACAATATCATCGATTGCAGAATCTACTTCTGGATGAATAGACATATCTCTATATCTATCTATTAATTCTGCATCAGACTTTGCAGTATTTTCCAGATTTAAATATGTTCCATAGAAACCAGATTGAACAGTAAGAGAGCCGTCATCTGTTGTACTATCTTTCGGTACAAAAGATTTCAGCTCTCTTTTTTGTTCTGCAGGGGTTCTTAATTCGAACCCAAATAATTTAACAGCCATGTATATTTCACCTCACTCAATAGTTAGATTAAGTAGTCACACCATCGTGATTCCAATAATCATATGCAAATGTCACAGTATATTCTTCAATCTGATCGTTTGCATCCCAAGATAATTCAATTGCACCCAATTCGGTTGGGAATAAACCATAAAAACGGTATGTTGCAATTGTAGAACCATCTTTAGCATAATGTTTTACTTCTGAATCTGACTTATAAGCGGTCTGAGCTGCGAGTTGAATATTTGCTTCATGTGAATTAATATTCGCCATCCACTGTTCTAAAGTATTTCTGACTGAAAAGTTTTCGTCATTAATAATTGTCACAGTCCATGGTTCAAATGTTCTGTTTCCAGCAATTCTTACTTGACGACCAAAGTACGGTACATCAATGGCAGGAATTGTGGAGCCAGGCAATTGAGCTGCACGACAAACAAATCTAAATGTTGAATCCGCAGCTGCGTTAATTGGATTATTCACAACTGCCTCAAATAGATTCGGTCTTGCACCCCCAGCGGTTAAGTTGGACTTAAATGCAGAGATATCGAATGCCATTTTGTTTTCTCCTTGTTAATCTATTTACTTTTATTTATAATACTTTTTTAAGCTTGTCCAACAACTTCTTCAAAACTCACTCCTGTGCGTACTGCAACAAAGTTAAGTTGAATGTAGTTAATTGAGCGTGCTGGTTTAATATAGATGTCTCCGATAAATTCATTTCTATCAACAACTTCGGAAGTGTTGTTAGTTTCATCACAGACAACTAAGAAGTCATAGATACCTCTTCTACCCTTAACATCTCTAAGGAAAGGTTCTACCAAGGATACAAACTGTGATCTTGTGAATTCATCGTTAAATTCAAACAATGTAAACTTAGATGCAGTTGCGATAGATTTTTCAAGTACGATAAACAATCTACGTACATTAATTCTGTCAAATGCACTTGGTTTATTGGTGAATGTTTTATCACCATAAAGGATTGTGCCTTGGCCAGGAAATGTAACAACAGGGTTAATCGATGCTTTATATAAATCATCTCTATCCGTCTTATTCTGATTCCATGCAACTTTGATAACATTTTTGATAACACCGCGATTAAATCCAGCAGGAGAAAACCATGTGTCTCTTTCTGCATCTGTACGCGCCATTAAACCAGCGATATCACCGTTAAATGGAACCCAACGATATACATCATTGTATTTATCGTATTGATACTTGAAGTTTGAGTCTACAAATGCATAGTTACTATAGGCACCAACAGTTGTGTTAAAGTATGAAATTACATTTTGTGCAGAACCAGACTTAACATCCACGTAACGTGGTGATAATAGTGCAACACAATCTTTTCTTACCTCACAAATATTTTGTACAATATGTTGTAATACAGTGTTACCATTTGCAGCATCTGCCCATTCTCCACTCATTACTAGTGAAACGTCAACTAACTCAGGGTCAGCAAACAAATCATATCCAGTAATTGCTTCGGCGGCAGTAGGTGCAACACCATTATTACCACCACTAAATGTTGAAACTTCTGCAGCTGCAAGTGAAGTAAACGAAGAAAGTGGTTTAGAAATTGTTTCTTCTGAACCCCAATCTGTACCATCTGCAGGGTGATTAATTGCCCATACATATTCAGATGAAAGGTTAATTACTTCCTTGTAGTACATGTTTTTACCATCTTCTGCTTTACCATTAGATGCTTTTGACAAATACTCATATCTTTCAAGTACTGTTTCTGAACCATTTGTGTTTCTTTGTACAACCAATACATGAACTTCACCAGTATCTGGCGCAGTATTAAACAATCCTTTTAGATTTGCTGGTAATTCCGAAAATGTTGCGGCATCAACCATATAAGTCTTAAATTTATCCCCATCTGTACCCGCACAACGGGCAGCAAATACTGCACCATTACCTTGGCCACTATTAAAGTTGATATCATCTTCTGACTTAATTAATACTGGTGTATATGTATAGTTTACAGTTGGTGTACCGAATACTTTAATTTGTACCGCTGCACCATCTGCAGGCGCAGTAACGAAAGTTACTACTTGACCACTTACAGAATAATCTGTTGTTACTGTTTTGTCTGCTGCATCTACTGTTA